CCCAGTGGAGAGAAGGACGATCAGAGTACACTTAGTTTCCTTAAAAAGGTGTGTGATGTGGAACTTGATCGCTATATCGAGAGTGCTTATGAAGAAATGGCAACCTATGTAAATGCTTATGATCAGAAGATGGTCATGAAGCGTGAGAATATAGCAAACAAAGGTATATGGACAGCGAAGAAGAGATATATTTTAAACGTATGGAATAGTGAGGGTGTCCAGTATGACAAACCTAAACTAAAGATGATGGGTATTGAAGCTGTTAAGTCTTCAACACCTGCACCATGTCGTACTGCCATTAAGGAAGCACTTAATGTTATAATGACTGGTAGTGAGGAGAATACCCAGAAGTATATTAAAAACTTCCGAGAGAAGTTTGAAGCAATGTCACCAGAAGAAGTAGCATTCCCACGTGGTTGTAATAATATACAGAAGAATACATCCACTGCTACCATATATGGTAAGGGATGTCCCATGCATGTCAGGGGTGCTCTACTATACAACTTCTACATTAAGAAGAGGAAGTTACAGCACAAGTATCCTATCATTCAAGAAGGTGAAAAGATTAAATACTTACATCTTCGCACACCTAACAAGATCAATGAGAATATTATCTCATTCTTTCAGACTCTACCCAAGGAATTTGGGCTTGACGAATCGATAGATTATGATCTACAATTTGAGAAGAGTTTTCTCGCTCCACTCAAAGCAATACTTGACACGATAGGTTGGGAAGCAGAGAAACAAAATACATTAGAAGCACTTTGGTCATGAGTTTTTTAAAAGATATAGTAAAGGAAATAGACAATGAATACGCTGCTGTCGTTAGTGATGGTGTTGCTG